GGTGATGGCTACGACCTGATCACGGGCTTCATCGACGGCGCCCAGGCCCGGATCACGCAGTTGCTCAACTGGATCAGCGGCTTACCCGGCTGGGTGACCGGGAGCATTGATTGGAACGTCAGTTTCAACTCGATTTTCAATTCCGGCTATGACCTGATGAGCGGGTTAGCCTCCGGTCTCTATCGCGGCTTCCTCGATCTCGTGACGCCGATGCTGACATGGATCACCGACCAGATTCCCGACTGGAAGGGGCCGCGGGAAAAAGACCTGCGGCTGCTCTACGAGTCGGGCCAGACGGTGATGGCCGGGTTCAGCGCTGGGCTGATGGCGGGTTTTAGCGATGTCGAGCGCACCCTCGGCACGATCACCGGCAGCCTCGTCCCGGCGGTGATCGTGCCGCAACCCGCTGCCGCCGCCTCCCGCACGGTCCAGGCCGGCGGGGTGGTGATCAATGTGCATGGGGCGGGCGATCCCGAGGCGGTGGCGCAGGCGGTGTACCGCAACCTTGATGCGGCGTTTGGACGACTTGAGTTAGAGGTCCGACGATGAGCTCCTTAGGCCCATTGGCCCACCGGCCGACGCTGATTGCGCCGCTTCTCGCGGACCCCGAAATAGGACATCACCGCGAGGCCCGCCGCCACGCCGCCCCAGACGTACAGATCGCTATACGCGGTCGTGGCCCCGCCGGTGATCCCAAGGGCGGCGGCGGCGATGAACAGGACCATCGAGACCCGAGGCAGTCCGAGCGAAAATGCCCCGCCGAGCAAGTAGAGGAAAAAGACGACCAGACCAAAGCCCGCCCCATGGGCCAACTCGTTATCGTTGGCCAGGTTGCCGCCGATATCGGCAGCGAGCGTCTGAAAGAGCACGGCCCACATGAGGACGAGCGACAGGACCATAACCGCGATACGCACGAAAGACACTCCATTGGTATCAGGATCAGGTATCAGGAACCCGCGCCGCAGCTCCTGATACCGACAACTGCGACGGGGGTCAGGCCAGAGTGTGGCCTCGCGCCGCGCGCGCGCGCAGGGGGAAAATACCCAGTGGGCGCCAGGAGTTTCCCCTAATGGCCAGTTTCGGCGGCGTGACGTTTGCCGTCATGGGCGAGAGCGGCCAACTCCCGACGATTGAGCGGGACACGGACGGCACGCCCAGATTCCGCGCCTCGATCCGTCTGGCCTCGTTGAGCGACCGGAATGCGCTCGCCAATCTGATCAGCGTCGTCACCGTCCTGCCCTGTTATGGCCGGCTTGGCTCAAACTGCCACATCGCCGCCGGCGCCGGCGCCGCCACCCTCGTCATGCCCGCCGCCGCCGGCTCGACGATCAGCCGGCAGGCGGTGCTCGTCAGTCTGGCCACCATCCGGGCTGATGCCCACGATGCCCGGCAGCGGTTCACCGCCGCCGCCGAATGGGTGCTGCTGTCATGAGCGCGATTGCCCGCGATCTGTGGCTGCGCGTCACCGTCGACGGCGAGCTCGTCAGCGCATCCGCGCCCGTCCGCATCCAGCAGCAGCTCGAAGGCGCCGTCACCACCGTCGCCGAGATTTCCCTCGCCGGCACGAGCCCGGCGTTGGCGATGAACACGCCCGTCACGGTCCATCATGTCAACCGCAACGATGCGCCCGATCCGAACTATGACAGCCGGCAGTTGTTCAGCGGCATCGTCAACCGCGTCGGTGGCGTCGGCTTTCCCCACGGCGTCAGTCTCTCCTGCACCGGCCAACTGGCCAAACTCAGGCGGACGCGGCCCACGGACTATCAGATGCACGGGAAAACCGACGTCGAGATGGTCAAGATCATCCTCGATTTTTGCGACATCGACTACACCGCCGGGGATATTCATGGCTGGAACTATCAGCTCGGCATGCACGACCTGGCTGGGGGTGAGGGGGATGACGAGCAGCCCTACTGGCGGGCCGGGCAATCCGGGGCGCAGATCATCGGCGAACTGGACCGCGTCTTTGCCTGCGCCACAATCGAATTAGGCGACGGCCGGATTCTTCGCTTTCCGTACAGCCGGGCGCCGTACCTGTACGTCGATCCCGTCTACGCCAAGACGTTCACGCGGGGCCAGGCCGGGGTCAGCTTCTACGGCAACGAGCGCGACCGTGGCGATCTCGATCAGATTCAGAATTACTGGATCGTGCGCGGTCTCTCGTACACGCCTGGCGAGGGCGACGATGCCGCTGGCTGCCAGTTCAGCTTCGTCGCCACGGCGAACGCCGATCATGCCGCGTTAGGTCCCGGCGTCGATGTCGGTCCGAACGAGTTTTCGAGTGACCTGATTGATTCGGAAGCACTGGCCAAAGCGGTCGCGACCAGGCTGATGCAGTGGAACAACCGCGAGCCCGACACGATCCGCATTTCCTGCGGCAACGACGCCCGCGTTGGCGTCGGGTCGCTGATCCTGGTCAAAGACAAGAGCTACGGCATCGACCTGACGAGCGATAAACGCTACCTGGTGACCGGCGTCACGCGTGAGGGCGACACGATGCTGCTCGACGGCGTCGGCGGTCCCACGGGGGTCCATGGCACGGTCGTTTCGCATCTGTACCGCCAATGTAACGACGACGTGAGCGATGTGGGTACTGACCCGCCGGCGTCTGGCGCGCCTGACCCCGAATTGCCCGGGTTCCCGCCGCTTGCTACCGTCCCGCCCGATCTGCCGCCGATTGAGGAGCCGGAGGAGCCCGACAACACCGACGATCCGTTTATCAATTGCACGGAAACGGGCAACATCGTCTGTCCGGTCGGGGCGACCGACTTCACTTCTCCGGCCGATATGCCCGTGCTCGACTGGCGCACCAGCGGCCGCGTGGCCTTCAATTGCATCCCCGGCGGATCGGGCGATCCCGAGCTGATCGGCTATACCGCCGTCGGGCTCAATGGCCACCTCTTCCTCAACGAGACCACGCCCTATGCCGCCAAGACGTTTGACAACGATCTCAACGTCAGCGCCGGGCCGGGGGTGGTGACCGTCTCCGGCGAGGTCTGGTTCGTCTGGGAAGGCGCGGTCCTGGAGATCGAAGTCCAGGGCTACGGCGCGGGCGGGATCACGACGAATGATCTCGGGGTTGAGCTCCTGGCCGTACCCGGCCGGACCTATACCTTCACCGGGGCGGTGGGGACGGAGGATGACGAGGACTTCGACGTTGGGCTCTTCGCCAACACCGAGAACAGCAGTTATGTCTACAGTCCCCACGGCCCGCCGAACCAGTGCAATGAAGTCGTTCGCACCTGCAACAACGGCGGCATCGGCCAGTTCGGCGGGTTTCCCACGGGCGAGTGGCTGCCGTTCAGCTTTGCCTTTGATTTCTCCGGCGAGTACCAGCGGGTGACGTATACGATCGGTGAGGCCAACGGCTACATGGAAGACCTGCGCAGCATCTGCGTCGATGCGGCGATCGATCTGCTCTGCGACGACCAGCATTACGACGTCTGCGACGACACCGCGCACCGGCTGTTCCTGTCGGCGACGGGGTTGACCCCATCCACGGGTGGTGACGAGGAGCTCGATGATCCATCCACCTGGCAAGTGCGGCTGCGCGGGGTTGCCCAGGTCGGGTATGCCACCTGTGAAGCCAATCCCGACTACATCCCGCCGTTCGTGGAGGATTTCTAGGGCATGGTCGAGAAGCGGATCACGGCCGACGATGTCGTGCGCCGGATCGGGCGGCTGCTGGCGGTGAGTGATGAGGAGTTGCGCTTGGGCAGCAACTCGGCGAGCACGGTGATCACGGCGCCGGGCAAAGGCGTGGGCTTCAAGAATCCGATGACGGCATCTGGCGATCTGATCCAGGGCGGCACGAGCGGCGCGGCGACGCGGCTCGGGGTGGGCGCGACGGGGCAAGTGTTGACCGTGGTTTCCGGCAAAGCGGCGTGGGCGGATGCGACGGGCGGCGGCGGCGGGCAGTATCGCTCGCCCGTCTATGTGACCTATGCCGGCGGCCAACTCGTGTTTAATGGGGCTGGACATTTGGTGTACGTGCTGGAGAACCTTGAATGAGCGTTGGGCCGCAGGACGGCGTCGTCCAGTTCATCCAGGCGAGCGATCCGGCCGCGCAACCGCCGATGGTGACGCCGATGAGCTACCCGTCGAGTGTCGCCCCGAAACGACCCGTCCTGGCCGGGATGTGGTGGCTCGACACCTCCTCGACGCCCTTCCGCCTGCGCCGGCGCAACGACGCCAATACCGCTTGGGATCCGATTGGGGCCTCGACGATGGCGCCCTACATCACGCAGCGGCCATCGGCCGAGCTGACCAACGAGCAGGCGCTCTCGGCCCTGCCCACCGGCATCCTGAAGAACACGGCCACGACCGGCGTCCTCTCGATTGCGAGCGGCAGTGATCTGCCGGCGCACCAGCACCCGTCGACCGAGGTCAGTGATTTCAGCGAAGCGGCGCAGGACGCGGTGGGGGGGATGGCACAGGCCACCGCGTCGGTGCGCCTGAGCTATGACGATGCCGCCGCGGTTTTCCGCGCCGATGCCATCTTTGGCACGGCCGCGGGCACCGTCGCGGAAGGCAATCACCTCCATCCGCCGCCGGTCCATGCGCTGCGCCGGGTGACGGCCGATACGACCGTCGTCGCCGGTGATGAGGTGATCGTGGTCGATGCCGGGGGACCGGCCACGGTGCGGCTGCCGCCGGCGCCGGGCTGGATGGGGCGCATCCTCACCGTCTGCCGCCACTCGGCGAATGGAGCGGTGACCGTCCTCGCCGACGGCGCGGATCGGATTTGGGGGCCGGGGGCCAATGGCGTGGCATCGCAGGGGTTGTCGTCACGGGGAGCGTTCCTCATCCTGCTCGGCGAAACGGCGACGACGTGGCGCATGATCGGCACGGGTGGCAACGTGCAACTGCTCGAAGCGCCGACCGCCGAAACGCTACCGGCGAATTGACGACGAGGAGCGAGAACGATGTCCTTTCATGGAACGATTAGCTCTCCCGAAGATCTTCATCGCTCCTATGCCTGGGACTATGCCGACGCCACGGCGCGGACGGCGGCAACGGGCTTTGCTAGCACCGACGTCGGGAAGTCGGCGCGCCAGCTCGACAACAACTCGATCTGGATGCTGACGGATGATTCCCCGATTACCTGGGTCCAGGTGGGCGGGTCCGGCAGCGGCTACAGCGATGAGCAGGCGCGGGATGCCCTCGCCGCGGCCCTGGTCGCCGGCACGGGCATCGCCATTACCCTGAACGATCCCAGCGACACGATCACGATCGCGCTCGCCGGCACCGGGGCGCCGCCGGCGCCCCATAGCCACACCCTGGCCGATATCACGGATGAGGGCACGTTGGCCAGTCAGAACGCGAGCGCGGTCGCCATTACCGGCGGGTCCATCACCGGGATCACCGATCTCGCCATCGCCGACGGCGGCACCGGGGCGAGCGATGCGGCGACGGCCCGGACCAACCTCGGGCTGGCGATCGGGACGAACGTGCAGGCGTATGACGCCGAACTCGCCCAGCTCGCGGCCCTGGCCGATCCCAACGCCGACCGCATCCTCTTCTGGGACGACTCGGCGGGAGCGTACGCCTATCTGACCGCGGGCGCTGGCCTGGGCATCTCGGGGACGACACTGGCGACCGATATCGGGTCGCCCTCGGTCGGGCAGGCGGTACGGACGCGCTGGGTGACCGGGCGCTACTACGATTTCGGCTCGTCGCTCCCGGTCAGTCTCTCGACCGGGACGTATGCCACCGGCACCCTGATCGCGGCCCCGATCTATGTCCCGAACACGAACACGGTCGACCGCATCGCCATCGGCGTCTCGGCGACGAGCGCGACGACGGCGCGGCTCGGCATCTACGCCACGGGCAGCGACGGCAATCCCGGTGCCCTCGTCCTCGACGCCGGCGCGGTCTCGCTCACCTCGGGCACGGCCACGGTCGAGACGACGATCAGCCAGAGTCTGACCGGCGGGGCGTGGTATTGGCTGGCGAGCACCTTTTCGGGGACGACCGGCGTCCTCTTCCGCCTGGTCCCCGCCGGCGGCCCAATTGGCTATAGCGGATTGGCGGCGACGACGAACGAGGGCGGCGCGGTTGACCGCAGTTTTACCTATGGCGCCTTGCCCGACCCGTTCGGCACGGCGAGCCTGCGCCAAGGCCACATCCCGCGCGTCGGCGTGCGCGCAGGCTAAGATGGATCAGCGGCTGGGACGGCCCAGCGCGGGGAACGCGCAACTGAACGAGAAAGGACGCACACCATGAGCGAGAAAGACGAGCCCCAAGTCGAGGACGAGGACGTGCCAAAGCAGGCGCCGGAAGAAGCGCCGGCGGAGAACGCAGCGACGGAAGACGACGCCGAGGAGGAAACGGCTGAGGAGGGCTAATGGGTGCCATTCCCACGACGCCGGATGTCCCGCAGCCAACGATCTATGCGCTCGAACGCGACTACGCCCGCTTCGGACTGACGAAGCAGCAGGCGAACGAGATCATTCACAGCCGGTTCAATAATCGCAACGGGGCCGAGCCGCTGTTTGTGGTCCTGCACGTGCAAGAGGGGACGACGAAGTCCTCGCTCGCCTACTGGTCGGCGGCGGACGTCGACGCCAGCTCCACGGTCATGATCCAGAAGGATGGCTCAATCTTGCGGATCGTGCCCGAGGAGCATGGTCCCTGGACGAACGGCGATGTCTGCGAGCCGACGCATGAGGCGGCGGAGATTCTGGCGAAGGGCGGAAACGCGAACTGCTGGAGTTTGACGATCGAGGCCGAAGGCTACTACCAGGAGACGAAACCGAAGCCGCAGATGGATGCGATCCTGTGGCAGGTCGAGGACTGGATCATGCGCTACCCGGCGATCCTCGATTCGACCTACGGCATCCTGCGCCACGGCTGGATCAATTCCTGCACCCGCGCCAATTGTCCCGGCGTCTATTTCGATCCGATCGTGGCCCGCGTCAATCGCTGGCTGGAGACGGCTGGGACGGATGTGGGCCCGGCGGAGGAGGATGATGCGTTGGCGAATCTGCCAAAGTCGACCTATGTGCTTGACCCAAATCTGATCTGGGACGATGCGTCGTCCGGCCCAGTCGGCGCCTTGTGGCGGCAATACGGCGAGGCGACCGGGAGTTGGGGCGCGCCCGTTGGCGGGGAGCTGTGGAATGACAAGCACGACGGCTACACGCTCTATCAGTTCGACAATGGCCTGGTCATCGCCAAAGACAAGAACGGCACGGTCGGCATTGTGACCAAGGTCAAGTAAATGACCCTGGCGGAGCTGATCGGAGCCAATGAATTGAGCCTGAATCTCCGCGTAATGAACGGCCTACTGGGGATTCGCTGGTTTCCGGCGCCGGGCGTTATGACAGGCGCGACATCGTCGACTTCCATTGCTATTCCGAATCAGGTTCGCTCCCGAGAGCGGGTGCCCATTCGAACAGGTGTTGGCGTGGTACGCCAGGATACGAGGGGATGTCCCGCGCAGAGTGTTCTCGCGGTGAGTCACCGGCTCCAGGTGATCGGGATTGACGCAATCCCGCTGGCGACACTGGTGATCAAGCTCCTGTCCAAGAGGGATCGGGCGATGGCGTCGCTCGTAGGCATAACGATGGGCCCGGCGCGTCTTCCCCTGGGAATACACGTTGCCGTACCCGTCCTGATTCTTGGCTCCCTGCCAGATCCAGCAGGGCGTTTCAAACCCACGATCTTCAATCGTATAGTCAACGGATGGTCTAAACTCGTGGCGTGGCATGCTGACCTCCGTCCTAGGTCGGGGTGTGACCAAGCCGGGAGTGTGCAACCGCTGCCCGGCCTTTCGCTGCCATTTTACCAAGGAACACGCTCATGAGTTTGAGCGACCTGATCAACGGCGGCGCGCTGGCCGTCCTCCTCGTCTTCAATTTCGCGGTGCTGCGCTATCTCGTGCGCGAGCTCGAGGACTGTCAACGCTGGCGTAACCGGGTCGAGGAGCGGGTGCTGCGTGGACGCCGGTGACGTCGCCACCTTCGGCGCGGCCTTCCTCGGGGTGGCCTCCATCATCGCCCTGGTGACGTTCTATGTCAGCTTCGGGCTCGATCGCCCGACTGGCCGGCGGACGCGGGTGGCGGCGATGCTCTTACTCGCCGTGACGGGGGTGGGGTATAGCATCGAGTGGCTCTTTGAGGCCACCGCCGGCAGCCACGCTCGCGTCTATTGTTGGGCGGGGTTACGCAGTTTGCTCGCCGTGGTCATGCTAAACTTCGCCCTCGGCCTATGGCGCGACGGACAGCGGACGCCGCGCGATGATCCGCCCGCGCCCCCGCCGTTCAACTAGGTACCCCTGCTCGTTGAGGTTCGGTGTCTGCCCTTCTGGAGCATGTCGTGCATGTTCTCAGCCTGGGTGCCGAGAAAAAGATGGTTCGGATTGCAACAGGTCGGGTTGTCACAGTGATGGCACACGCACAGGTCAGCAGGAAGATGCCCAAACGCCAAGGCAAAGGCGAGGCGATGAGCGGTCATTATTCCATTTCCAGTATTAAACTTCCCATACCCATGACGCGCTCTCGCTCCCTGCCACGGCCAGCAAGCATCGGGTCCACCACTGCAGTCAACTTTCGCCAAGAACCGTTCTTGCCACGGTACGACTTCTTGACGGTAATGGAAGCGAGAAGAGCAGGAAAGAGAGCAACACGGTGGCGCCGCACGATGCTTCACCTGCGAGGCGTGGACGGTGAAGTGGTTGCCACACTGGGGACAAATGAAGGGAATAAGGTTACGCTTTCGGGGCATTTTCAGTGCTCCAATCACTGGATGCGGAGTCCCTGGTCGGCACAAACGACCAGGGACTCATTATACCCAATCAACTTCTCCCTAGCCCTCTACCGCGATGGCCGGCAATCGCGCCGGCGGGAGTGACGCGCCATGCGCACGTTCGCCGATATTTCCATCACCGACGACACCCTGTTCACCGTCGCCCTGATCGTCTTTATCGTCTGTGGGGCGCTCTACATCCTGGCCTGGGTGCTGGGCCGCTGGCGACCCTAATCGCGCGCTGACGGCCCGGTTCCGCGCGTCTGGGCGGCATCGTGGCTCAGGCCTCATCCACCGGCGTGCCGCTCACCTCGGGCGGAACCCGCCGCCACCGCCCCAGCTCATCGCCGAGGAGCCGCGCCTGCCGTCGCGAGAGGTGGGCGAGACGACTGCCGAACCGTTGTAGGCAGTAATCGTCCAGCGCCTGCGGCGAGAGCCCCAGGCGGTTGCGTTGGCGGGCGAGCTGGCCCCGTTGCCAGGTGGTCATGCGGGGGCTCAGGTCGTCATCGCTCACGGCCACAGCCGGTCAATCAGCCAGGCGCAAATCACAGCGACCACGAAGAGCAGCACAAACGGCATCAGCGTCCTCCCACGGCGATGGATACGGCGATGATGAGACAGGTGAGCACGGTGAGCCCGGCGGCGAGCAGCAGGAGCAGCGAGACGAGCAGCTCCTTCCCGCTCGGGGGCTGGGCGCGGCCGGTCATCACCGCACGTCCCTCAGCGGTCCAGCCGCCACGTCTCATACTCCTCGCGGGTGTGGTGTTTTTTGGGCTTGCGTAAATTGCACTGTCGGCATTGCACCACGCAGTTCGTCATGTCATCGGAGCCGCCAAAAATGCGATCAACCATGTGACCGCAGTGATAGTCGGGGCCGAACTCGACATACACTCCACAGACATGACAGATACCCTGATCGCGTTCCCAGACACGGCGGCGGGTTCGAGTCCAGCCAACTCGGCGGGAGGTGCTTGGCCGCGTCTCCGCGAAATAGGATCGCTTCCATGCGTAGTGGCATTCATTGGAGCAGAAACTGCGCTCACCCCGATCGGCGCAGTGCTTCGTGGTCTCGTACGACTTGCCGCAGCCTTCACACATGCGCGTGACCATCGTGGGGCCGGAGGCAGTCTGATGACGCAGCGCCCACCGACAAGCACGAGAACAGCATTTGCCACTTCCCCGTGCCACAACAGACGGTCGTACTTCAAATGCCGCTCCACAGATGAGACACGTCCGTGGTACGCGGTCTTGCTTGCTCGCAAACTTGCACTTGTTGCTGCAATAGCGACCGCCGCCGCGCTTCACGGTCTTTGGCACCACGGTAAATGCCGCCCCGCATTCCTCGCAGATTCGGGGAATGGGACGCCTGCGACTTGAGAAGTCGCGACCTTTGTCACTGCAACGCTTACTACAAAATTTCCCGCCACCACGCGCAACGTGGTCATCTCTGGCCAAGAAGGTGGTGCCGCAGTTCTGGCAGGTTCGGGGGATGGTAGGATTCTTGGGCATCGTGATTCCTCCAGTGAATCGCGGTGACAGGCTGAGGGGTGCGATCAACACCGCCTCAGCCACCTTATGTTGTGACGGAATTATACCATTCACGGCTAATATCCGATGCGCCATGCGCAATCGAACATGTACGAATAATTGTATGCCAGCAGCTTGCCAGCGGCGTTGGCGCTGTCATACACGCTGAAGACCGAACCACCATAAATCCACGCCATCGTGGAGGGCCGTATCTGGAAAATGCCACTCGGCGGATCGTAGGCACCGCCGGCGTAATTCACCACATAAGGGTCGTAGCCACTCTCGCACGAGGAAATTCCCATAAGTGCCCAGTACGGCACCCCCCAGCGGATCGCGGCGTTGTAAATCGTCTCGGCAATCCAATAGGGGGCGCAGTACACAACCCCGAATGACGAGTCCCAGCACAGCGTGAGAGACGGTGTCCCCCCACCCGATCCCCCGCCGCCCGTCACCGGCTGCATGTAGGCGAGCCACATCCAACCGGTCGTCCCGGTCGAGAGATCGGTGCCATACAGCCACGAGCCGCGATGCCCCCGTGCCTTGACTAAGGTGCCATTTGGCATCGTATACAGCCGTCTGAAGTCGCCGCCGGGGCCCGTTCTGATATTCAGACCTAACGATCCGGCGGCGACACGATAGGTGCCACGATGCGCACTCGCCTTTTCCACCGGCACCGCCGCCGCCGCCACGGCGATGAGCACGCCCACGATGATGATGCGGATCATTCCCGTCCCTCCTTCGGTTTCGGCGCTAACCGCGCCACGATCCAATGCCAATCCTTGGGCCGCCACAGTTCGACCGTTTGCCCACAGGCCACCAGCGCATCACGCCAGGCGATCTGGTCCACCGATTGCTTGCCGTAGCGGCTTTTGAGCTCGACGAAGAGGAGCTCCGGCGGCGGCGGATGGGCTCTGACCAAGATGAGGTCGGGAAACCCACGGGGCGGCCACCACCGCCCGCGGCGGTGACCGTCATCCCGCCATTTCGCCATCGCCGTGCGGTACATCCAGTCCGGGATGTGATAGACGAGCCAGCCGGCGGCCTCGGCCTCGGCGATGACGTGCTCGGTAAAATCGGCTTCCCGGATGGTGGCCTGGAACTCGGCGGCGCTCATGCTCATGGGGTTGTCTGCTCGGCGAAGAGCGGCAATTCCACCCGCGCCGTGACCCGCTCCAGATTCGTAACCGCGCATTGGAAGTAGCTCGGTTTGAGCTCAATGCCGATCCCGCGCCGCCCGAGCTTGACCGCCATGTAGACCTCGGAGCCGATGCCGGCGAACGGACTCAAGACCGTCTCACCGGGATTGCTCCAGAGGCGAATGCAGCGCTCGATCGTGCCGAGTTGCAATGGCGCGATATGGCGCTCGTCCTGCTCGTCCCGCGCTTCCGCGACTTGCAACGTGTCGGTTTCGCGAATGCCGTACCAGATCGGGCGAGCCCATTCGATCCATTCATTGCGACTAATGTCAGGATGAATGTCGATGGCGTTCTCTCCCGGCGCCCGCATCAGGACGATGTAATCAGCAAGGGCAGGGCGTGACCAGGACGAATCCCGTTCCATCTGGACAAAGAGCAGGGCTTTGCTTTTCGTCCTGATCGCTTGGGCTTGAGGGTCCTTATCGATCGTTACTTCGCCGTGATAATGCATACCGGCTTGCTGAAAGTGCCGGATGGTGTCACCGCGGAAGTCAAAGAGGGCCGTCACGCCATGTGTGGCCTTGGTGCTCGGTACTTGTGCGACGTGAATCGCCACAATGCGTCCTGGCTTCATCACCCGGACGAGTTGTTCCGAGATAAAACTGAAATGCTGCCAGAACTCTGCCGGCGATCCGCTATTGCCAAGGTCACGTTCGCTCGCCGAATAGGTGAACAGGCTCATGAACGGCGGGCTGAACACGGAGAAGTCGACACTGTGATCGGGCAAGCCCGCGAGCACGTCGGCGCTGTCGCCGTTGTAGAGGGCGTATTTGTCGGTGATGACTTGATCGATCACGTTCACGCGGCGAATCCTTTCAGCCAGTTCGGCAGAGTCATGGGAACGGATGGGTCATAAGTGACGCGGTGTCGTGCCTGTCCGAGTTGCGCTTTCTCGTATTCAGCGACGTGCTTGACCAGTTCGCGGGCAGTCGTCGCCGCTTCCCGTTCCTTGCGTAAGACGTTCTCGTAGATCACTTCTTCCGGTTCAGTCAGGACAATGAAGCACTTGACTTCACGGGTTTGACCGTAGCGCCAGCAGCGGCGGATCGCTTGGAAATACTGCTCGTAGCTATCCGACAGCCCGACGAAGGCCATGCGGGCGCAGTGTTGCAGGTTGAGGCCAAAGGCCGCGATCGACGGTTTCGTGACGAGGACAGGGATGTGACCGTCGGCGAAGGCGAGGAGCGCATCTGCTTTCGCCTCGGGCGTCATGCTGCCCTGAACGTTGACCGCGCCCGGAATCGCTGCCGTCAGGCGGTCGGCCTCCTCGTTCAGCCCGGGCCAGAGCAACCAGGGCTCGTCTGGTTCCTGGGCCACGAGGGCGGCGGTGGCGGTGACTCGTTCGGCAATGGTCTGTTTGCGCACGGCGGCGCGATCGGTGATGCCGTGGAGACTGGTGGCAAAGAGCTGTCCCGGCGGGCGGTAGTCGGTGGCCAGAATCATGGGCACTATCGTCAACGGCGGCAGATCATAGCCGTCGTTGGGATAGCCGAGATCAGACGGTCTGGTCAGCGTCATACCCCACGACGCCAGCCAGCGATAGAAGGGCTCACGGGCGTGACCTTTGAGGCGCCAGCCAATCCGCTCCTTCGTCCCCTGATCGTTGACAAAGAACGTCGCCCGCATCTCGGCCAGCGTGAGGATGCCCAAGAATTCCGCGTGATTGCCGAGTTCGTCGAGATCGTTCGGCGCCGGCGTGGCGGTACAGCAGAGACGGTAGGGCGTGGCCGCAAACTGCCGGATCAGGGCCGTGCGCAGCTTGCCGTCCATGGCCTTGAGGATCGACGATTCATCGAGCACGACCGCGCCAAACTGCGCAGCGTCGAAGTGATGCACCATTTCGTAATTGGTGATCGTCAGGTCCGCCGCATCGGCCTGGGAGCGGGCATAGGTCAGTTCAATGCCGAGCGCTCCCGCCTCTCGCACCGTCTGCTGAGCTACGGCCAGCGGGGCCACGATTAACACCCGCTCGCCACTCAGCCGCGCCCATTCCAGCTGCATCCGCGTTTTGCCCGTGCCGGTCGTCGAGAAGATCGCGGCGCGCCCTTTGCGCAGCGCCCAGCGCACGAGATCACGTTGAAAGCCGTGCAGACTGGGATGGATCGCATCGGGCGCCACCTCGATCCCGACCGCATCGACGGATCGCCCCTTTGTCGCGCGAAAGGCGTCATAGCTCATGCCGTCACGTCCGCTAGTCATCGAACTGCACCACCGGCGGGGTGAGCGTCTCCAGCGCCGTCTCGAGCAACCGTTGGCCTTTGCGCAGCCGCACGGGATCGGCGCACCTCGCGAGACTGACAATCAACTGCCGCAGCTGCTCACTTTCCGGCGCCAGTCCGGCGGCCTGCAAGAGCTCGTCGGTTTCGGCTTGTGACAGGCCGAGGGCGCGGGCCAGGGCCAGCGTGCGGCCGCGGCTGGGCCGGCGTTCCCCCAGTTCGTAGCGGTGCAGCAACGAGTGATCGATCGCGGCGCGGCGGGCGAGGGCGTTCTGCGAATAGCCGGCGGTGGTGCGGTAATAGGCGAGGAGTTCGCCCAGGCGCATCGTTCGCGCCAAGGCGGTGTCGAGGGTAGGGCCGAGGGCCATTGGTGATCCTTTCAACTCGTGGCACGGCGACATACACCGCCACCACACGAGATTCCGGCGGTCTATGGAGAAAATGGCGTCACGACGGGCTTTTTTGTGTCTTCCTCGTGGCGGTCTATATGGCGGTCTATAGCGAAATCGTCGGGGGCGATTGGCGCTAGGCTCCAGACCCAGTGCCCGCCCCGGCCGAAGCCCACCCGACCCGTAAAAATGCCCGCCTGGGTCTTGGCCCGTTCGACTGTGCGCCAGGCAATGCCGTCCTCGGTCGCCTGCCGCCGCAGTTCCTTCGCCGACAGCGATCCGCCCCCCAGCACCTCGATCAGCCAGGCGCGGGCTTCATCGACGATGGAGCGCTCGCTCTCGTCGACAGGACCGGCGGTCAGGGCATGGGCGCGGAGGGCTGACTCGCCCTCCCAGACCACGCGAGCAACATCCGTCCCCGGCACAGGCGCCAGGCGATAGACCAGCGAGGGCGCATCGTCCTCACCGATGTTCGCCTTCTGGACGGCGAGAATGCGGCGCTTGCCCGTCTCGTCTTCGGGGTCGCGCGCGATCAGCAGACCGAAGCGGGCGGCGCCGATGATGCCGATGCTGCCGCCGCCGCGATACAGACTCGCCATCCCTGTCGCTTTATTGAGATGGCGCAGGGCGAGTCCGGCCGCGCGCGCGCGGGTGAGCATCGTGGCCAGCGGGGAAAGCATCCGCCGCACATCCTGATCGTTGATCGCCTTGAGCTCGCCCGAGAGATAGGCCACCAGCGGATCGATGATCACCAGCACGGCGTCGGTCGCCTCGATCTGCGATCCCAGCGCCTCCAGGTGATGGGGCAAGCTCGGGAGATAACTGTTCCCCTGCTCGTCCCGCATCTCGAAGAGAAAGACCCGGCGCAGATCGGCGCCGGCGGCTTCGAGCCGTGGGCGGATGGTGTCGGCTTTGCCATCTTCGGCCGAGAGGATGAGGACGCCGCGGGGGCGGTTGGCGGGTCCATAGGGCAGGTTCTCACCGCGGGTGAGTTTCGCCGCCCAGTCGAGCGTGACCGTCGACTTACCCAATCCCGGATCGCCGTCGAGGACCGTGATCTTGCCGACCGCGAGCCGGCTCATCGAGAGCCACTCGACGCGCTCGGGCGGGATATCCGCCACCCGCTCGGCGAACGGCAGGAGCAACGCCGTTCCCGGAAATGTGGTGACGCCGGCGTGCCGTTGTTCGCTCATGCTCCCCCTCCCAAGACCGCCATATAGACCGCCACATAGACCGCCTCGACCGCACATCGAAAAAATGGCGTCACGACGGGCTTTTTTGCATAGACCGCATAGACCGCATACGATGGCGGTCTTAGTCCCGCACCGCGGGGTCATAGCGCCCGATCGAACGCGCAATTCGCACGACCTCGCGCTCATCGAGCGCCGGCTTGCAGCGCTCCCGGTTCTCGATCTGGAGGGCCGCCGTAATCGCCGTTTCGCCGAAGCCCCGGCGACGCATGGAGCCGGCGGCAGACGCCAACCAGGTGTTGCGCATGCCCTCGGATAAGACCCGCGGCAGCGGACTGGCGATCCGGGCGCCGCCGGGGATCACTTTGCCCAGCAGCCACTCGGGCAGCGCGCCGAGCGCGACCTGATCGGGATGCCACGAGTCGTCCCAGCAATAGGCAGCGCCGCTGACGTGGCGCGATGGGGGCGCGACCACATAGCCGCCATTGCCGCGCACATCAATCCCCGGACCGATGGCTGACGCTGAATTGCGAATATCCGCTCCCGGCATCTGGTAGTAGAGATGGATGCCGCCGGAGCCGGTACCGGCCATCCAAGTCGGTTCGAGCTTGCCATGAAGCGCGATCAGATTGTCGAAGATGTCCTCGCCCCCGAGATCGATGTCAATCACGACCACGCCACTGGCGTCGCCGGTCGCCACGCCCACATTGGCGTCGGGATAGATCGCCCACCATTGGGCCAGGGCGGCCCGATCCGTCGTTGCCTCCAGCACGCCATGTGGCACCAAGGTGGCGATCGGATGCTTGCCGGCGGATGGACACGTGGCGCGGCCACAGGAGCACTGTCCCCGCTCGATCGTATAGAGCGGAAAAACGGCGAGTCCGCGCTCGGCATACCAATCAGCCCAGCGCCCGAACGGGAGCTCAGGAGGTGCCGTCATCAGTTGCCTCCTCGCCCGCGAGCGCTCCCTCCATCTCGGAGATTTGGCGGTGGCAGCAGCCACAGACCGAGACGAGATCGAAGAGCGGCTCATTGCCACAATGGCGATAGGTCAGGTGATGGACTTCGGTGGCATACCGTTGGCAGCCGTCGAGCCGCGCCTGGCATCGCCCCTGATCGAGGGCCAGACGGGCGGCGCGGCGCGCGCGCCAGGCCGCGGAGTCGAGGTACTCGTCATAGTCGGCGCGGCGCTGGCTGCGGGCCTCGGCCCAGACCTGTCGGCGTTCAGTGAACCGGCGCTGCCAATAGGCATCGGCGATGGTGTCATCCCATGGCAGCGCCTCCGCGCCGCCCGCCGCAACCGCGTCGACATGACGGACGGCGCGAACCTGGCGTCCACAGCTCAGGCACTGCATGACGAAATGGAGCGTGCCATTGCTGTGATGGCGCTGGCGCAATGCTTGGTCCTCATGCGGACAGTGATCCTCCATTGGCCCGCCCTCCCGATCACGGACGCCGCTCTCCTACGCCGCGTATTTGCTCGCCTCTTTCCGTTTCAATTGCTCATTCCGTTGGGCCCACGCTTCGGCGAAAGCCGGGTGCGAATCCTTGGTCACCTTGAACTCGGCGAAGCCGGCGCCGATGTCGGTCAGCATCTGGCGCGTGGCGTCGCGGATTTCGGCGAACCAGTCGGTGCTCCAGAAGAGCAGTTGTCCGGGGGTGGCGGTCTCGATCGTCGCGGTCAGCTCCGTCAATTGCGCGGGCTTGAGGTCTGAGAGGCTCATCCCGGCCATGCCCAGCGTGCACAGTTGGCGCACGGTCATACCGCGGCCTTCCGGCGTCGGCGGATAGTGGAAATAGGCGATGTTGTGCAGTGTCCGGTGCAGCGCTGCGGCATCGTCCGCGTCATCGAGCCCCTTCGTCCCGCCGACGAAGTGCAGGTACTTATTGGCCTCAATCCAGGCGGGCTCATGCCCGGAGGGTGATGCTTTTGGGTCTGGGGCGTCCTCCTCGGCGATGATCGTCACCGGGCGGCGCTCGGCCTGGTCGAGCTCTTCCTGCACGTAGATGCCGGAGAGTTGGGCGGGAAACGCTTTGCGCAAGGCCAGGGCTTCGGCGCACTTGGCCAGCATCGTGCGCGGCATCTTGCGCCACATGAAATCCTGCCCCTGCTCCGGGCAGTATTCGTCCCAGCTGGCCTCGCCAGTGAAGCCACAGCGCTGACCTTGAACGAGTTTCCAGACCGTGACTTCGGCCAGATCGGGGGTGACCAGGTTGTCGGGGTCGTAGTGGAAGCGTGGCTTATCGCTGCCGGCGTAGGCGCCGGTGCGATCGGCCAGGGCGCGGTAGCCATCGATCCCGGTCTGGGTGATCCAGTCCTTGCCGCGCTTGACGAGATAGATCTGCTTCTCCTCCGGCGCCAAGCCGCGGCGTTCACAGAGCGCGATGAAGGGCTCGGCGATATGGTCGGGCGCATCGGCGCAAAAGTGCTTGCGAATAAAGGCGCGGCGTTCGGCGCTAAAACTCGATTCCTCGACGACGACCAGGGCGTCGGTCATTGATTCCTCCGTTCTGTGCTAGAGTGAGGCCGGTCCCTGCAACGGACCGAGACCCCCAACCTTGCTCGTGCCGGGCCCGGATTACCGACGGGCCCGGCGCATGCCGCGCGGACAAAAACACTTCCAAGGGCGATGCCAGTGGCGGCGGCGGCGATGCATGTTCGGCACGACCCGCCCGAAATAGCGACAGTCGATCTCGCTCGTTACTCGGGCCATTTCGGCTCGCTCCGCATCTCACACAGGGCTTCACACTGCCAGAAGCCGCCGTCGCCGCTCATCGCGGAAAACGCCTGCATCCGGTGGACGTGCCAATCGGGGTGATTGAGCAACCAGCGGTTGAGGGCCAGGCCGATGTCGTGGGCGTCGATGCCGTGAAAGCCAACCCACTGGGTGTAGCGGCGATGGGTCATGGGTTCTTCGGCGATGAGGGTGTCAACTGCATTGGGTTTCATGGATGTCTTTCTGGTGGGGGCGAAAGGGCGACTGCGGGTCCATGGCGGTTCAGGTCGCGGCGATGGCCGGCGGCGCCCGCGTGCTCAGGGCGAGCAGTTGCTCGATCAGGCAGTCGAGGGCGAGGATGGCGAGGGCGGTGAGTTCGGCGTCACAGCGGGTGCAGTGATCCTCAACCGTGTCCGGCCTGCCACAGCAGCGGCACGGCATCATTACGCGGCCTCCCCGTTGTCTGGTTCCCGCGTCCGGCGTTCGTCGATGAACCGGGTGAGCTCGGCGACATCGACCCGGATCGACTTGCCGATGCGGATTGACTTGAGCTCGCCCGATTCGATAAGGCGGTAAGTCATGGCCCGCGAGAGCCCCAGCCGCATGCTGACTTCACGCGGACGGATCAATTGCGGAACGGTGGAACTGTGCGGCTCGGTTGCGGCTGCGCTCACGGCTCGCTCCTTTGATTGGCCAACGGTCAAGTGTCCTTGCACATTGTTAATGTTGTAATCATAATTGTCAATAGTGTAACATAGTGTTTATGCTATTGCAATATGGACCAGCTGACGTTTGGCCAATTGATTAAGCGGGCGCGGCACGAGCGCGGGCTGACGGGGCACGACCTGTCGGACCTCCTCGGGATCGATGCCGGCACGCTCTCGCGCATGGAGAGCGACAAACAGACGCACCCGCCGGCCCCGTATGTGCTCGACCAGCTCAGTCAGCATTTGCGCCTGCCGCAGGCGGACATGCTGCGTGCCCTCGGCTATCTCCAGGCGTCGACCGCCCCACCGCCGGAGGTGCCGCCCGCGGCCTTACGGATCGAGGCGGTCGCCCTGGTCTTGCAGTTGCCCGAGGAGCAGCTCGCCAATTCGATCAAGTCGCTTCAGCGCCTGCGGAATGCGGTGTCAGCTCGTCCGTCACCGCGGCCAGCGCCGCCACCAGCGCGGTCGTCAGTCGGTGCGGGTCAATTGGGCCGGTGAGGCGGACGACCGGCAGCGGAATGCCGTCGAAGGAGAGCAAGAGGCGGATCGAGGCGTCGGCGGTGAGGAGCCACTGCAACCGCGTCGTGAGGATGATCTCAGCCCCGCTGGGGGTGATGACGCTGGCGGTGCCGAAGAGGTCGAAGTCCCACGATTGCGTCCGCACATCAGTGTTCACCGGCGCACCAGCTTTCCGCGTCTCGATCGGTCATGTGGCCGGCGCTTCAGCGCTCGCAGGGTGAGGACTATCGTAGCGAACAGGTGTTCGCATGGCAAGAGGGATACCGCTGATCTGGCTGCCCTATCTGCGGCTATTCGTCGGGAAAGTTCAAGTGAGGAGCAGCCGCGTCTCCGTAGAGTTCGCGTGCTTTGGCGTCATAGCGGCGCGCGCCGGTGACGGGGTCGCGTGTTTCCCCCAACGCATAGCGCTTGCCCTGAAAGGTGATGTAGATCTGGTACGAGCCAGAATCGGACATATACGAAACGCCGCGGTACCCAGAATTGCTTCGTGGCATGCGCCGCTCGGTTCTTGGTCCGGGCGCATGTTGCCAAACTTCACCACGCACGATCATCCCCACCAAGCTGCGCGCGACCCCAAACTCTTTCGCCAGCTGTGTCTGCGTGATCATGCCGCCCGCGAATCGTTCACGCATCGAAACCACTTGATCCTCGAACAGCACCGACCGTCCATTGGCGGAACCACGGAGCGTGCGCTGTCTTCCCTTCCGATCGCGGTCGTGATTATTGTCGGCAACGGTGCCCAGAAAAAGATGATCTGGCCTCACGCAGAGCGGGTTGTCGCAGCGATGGCAGACGACCAGGTGATCAGGGGGCGATGTCTGGGCGATGGCAAACGCGATGCGATGGGCCGCCATGTCCTCGCCGCGGAAAGTAAAGACACCGTAGCGGCGATTTGGTTTGCCGCGTGTCGCTCCAAGCCACATCCAGCACTCACCGGACTGATCGACCTTGGACCAAAACCGATCGAGAAATTGCTGGCTAAACGGGCCCATGTTTGGCTCCTCTGGCAACGACCATGACTGACGGAAGTATAGCAAAAAGGCTCGTGGTGTTGCCATATTTGAGGCAGTCTGAATCAAAGGACGACGAAACCGCCGACGATAGCCTCAGTCTCGACGCCCAACTCTCCGCCATCCGCCGCCATGCCGCGGCCCACGGCCTGTCGCTCCTCCCCGCCATCCGCGACCACGACCTGCGCGGCGCCGATCCCGATCGCCCCGGCATCCAGACGTTGCGCGAGCGGATTGCCGCCGGCGGCGTCGACGCCGTCATCGTCTTCGATCTCAAACGCTTTGCCCGCGATTATGTCTGGCAAGAACTGACCTACCGCGAGCTCACCGCCCGCGGCGTCCGCGTCATCTCGCTGCACGATCCCCACATCGACCACACCCTGAACCGCGGCATCATCGGCGTCGTCAATCAATATCAAACCGAAGAGATCGCCCGCTATGTCGCCGCCGCCTGCGCCGAACGGGCCCGCCGTGGCATCCATCACGGCAAAGCCCCCTTCGGCTACCGCAAAGCCGACGACCGCCTCATCCTCGTGCCGGCGGAGGCCACCTGGGTGGAGTGGGTGTTCACCCAGTACCTGGCCGGCTGGTCCGGCCGCGCCATTGCCCGCGCGCTCACGGCCCAGCACGTCCCGACGCCGAACAGCCGCCGCGCCGAGTCTGCCCTCGGGAAATCGTGGAATAGCCAGATGGTGCACGACATCCTCGACCGCCTCACCTACACCGGCCAGGTCCAGACCGGCGAGATCGTGGCCGCCGGGCTCCACGACCCGATCATCTCCGCGGAGACCTTCGCCATCGCCCAGCGGCTGCGCCGGCAACAGAAGCGCGTCCGCCGCGAGCGGCCCACCTCCTGGCTCGAGCACCTTGTCTTTTGCGGGTGTGGCCAACGCTGCCGGGTGGCCCGAACCCAACGCGACGGTTTGCAGTTCCGCTGTACCGCCGATCTCCGCGCCGGCCAGGAGTGCGGCACCATCCCCCGCAATATCACCGTGGCCAAAGCCGAAGCCGCCACCGTCGCCGCCCTGATCGCCGATCTGGAGCGGGTCACGGATTGGGCAACGACCCTGCGGCAGGCCCAGGAGCGGCAGCGGCGGCAGCTGCCGGATGCCGAACGCGAGCGCCACCGCCTCGCCTGCCGCCTGGCCGAGCTGGAGCGCGAACGGGAACGCCTGCTCGATCTCTACGCCCAGGGCAAACTGACGATGGCGCGCTGGGATGCCGCCGATGTCCGCCTCGCCGGCGAAGCCGAGAGCCTGACGCAGCTCCTGGCCACCCACCCACCGCCACCCGATGCCGAGACCTACCGTTCCGCCGCCGCCGCCTTGTCGACGCTCCAATCGGCCGTCGAGCGGGTGGCGACCCATGAGCCGGCCGCCCTGCGCCGCATGCTGCAACGCCTGGACGTGCATGTCGTGATTGCGAAGGATTCCGGTCGTTATGCGACGATTCGCTTAGCATGGCCTGCGACACTGCAAGAGTTCATTTCGCGCGCTGACGGGCCATAAAAACGCGTCTACAGCGACGTTACCGGCCGTTGAGGCCACCCATACCCCGGTAACGTCACTCGTTCGCGTTTGCTAGAATCGTCCCGGCGACCGGATCGTTCAGTCATCGAGCAGCCATATGCCGCTTCGTTTCTTGAACGATTGTTGGGCACGCGGGGCCATCGTCGCCGCCGGCAGCCGTTGCCTCCAGCGACGGCTGCCATCTTGTCGGTGTTTGCTAGACTACGGGCACAACGTACGGGAATTCGTTCGCGCCGTCATCTTGACCATTTGGACACATGACCCCGACTGTCAGGACCCCGGAGCATGAGGAACGGATCGTCGCCAAGCTGGCCCGCGGCTGGAGCATTCACGCCGCCTGCAAAGTCGCCAAGATCAGCCGGCAGACCTACTACACCTGGCGCACCGAGGACGAGGACTTCGCCGCCCTCTGTGATGACGCGATCGAAATGGGCACCGATTACCTCGAAGATGTCGCCACCCGCCAGGCCACCGACGGCAACACCTCCCTGATGGTCCTCTTGCTCAAAGCCCGTCGCCCGGAGAAGTACCGCGAGCGATTGCAGACCGAGCATGTCGGCGATCTCGACCATCCATTGACCGTCATCCTCAAACGGGTCAACCAAGCCGAGCCCAGCCCGGACGGTGACGCCTAATGGTCGCCACACCCGAAACGGGTACCCGCGTCGAAATCGCCCTCTATGACGTGCAGGACGATTTCGTCCACGACGACCACAAGTACGTCGTTTTCCTCGGCGGCCGCTTCGCCGGCAAGAGTCACGCCGGCGCCGTCAAAGCCGCCCTGAAATGCACCCAGCCGGGCTTAGGGCTGGTCGCCGCCCCCAACTTCCCCATGCTCGAACACGCCGCCAAACGGACCTTTCTCGACCGCCTCGACGCCCTCGGCCTGCCCTACGAGCAACACAAGAGCCTCGGCTCCCTCACCATCCCCCGGACCGGCGCCGAAGTCGTCTTCGCCACGCTGGAAACCGAGAGCCGAATCCGCGGTCCCGGTTTCGCCTGGGCCTGGGTCGATGAACTTGAATACGTCAGCCGGCAGAGCACCTGGACCGCGCTCAAAGGCGCCGTGCGTGAAGGTCCGAACCCGCAGCTCTTCGCCACGACCACGCCGCGCGGCCGCCGCCTCGTCTGGAGCGAATGGGTGCAGCACCCCGATCCCCAGCATGCCCTCTACCGCGCCGGCACCCTCGGTAATCCCTTCGTCGACGCCGCCACCTTCGTCCGTGATCTTGGCTACACCGGGCAAACCTACGCTCAGGAGATCGACGCCCAGTTCGTGGCGTTCGAGGGACTCGTCTATCCCGGCTTCCACCGCGAGCAGCACATCCAGACGGTCGACTGCACCGGCTGGGCGACCGCCCTTGGGCTCGACACCGGGACGCGGAACCCGACCGCCTGTCTCACCGTCCGCTCCTCGGGTGAGCGGGTCCATCTCGAACGGGAGCTCTATCGCACCGGAATGAGCGCCAGCGAGATCGTCGCGGCCACCGTCCGTGAGTACGAGCGCTCGGGCGCCAGTCTGGTCGTGGTCGATCCCTCGTCGACCGGCCTCATCCTCGATCTGCAACGCGCTGGGCTCCAGGTGCGGAAAGCCAATAACGACATCATCACCGGCATCCAACGGGTGAGCGCCGTCCTGCCGCACTTCACGGTTGACGCGTCGTGCATCAATTTCATCGCCGAGATGGAGAGCTATCACTATCCCGAACGCCACGCCGAGCGCGATGTCCCGGTGAAGGAGTTCGATCATTGCATGGACAGTTTTCGCTATGTCTGTCTCGCCGTGATGGGACCACGCAAGCGGGTCCGCTTCGTCTGAAGGAGTTGCCCATGACCTTACGCACCCGGATCGCCGATGCCTTGCGCGCCCCGTACCCAGCCATGACCAGCAGTCAACTCAGCCCACCCCAGCGCCGCGCCCTGCCGACCGTGGCGCTCTACCGCTACGGCCGCCCCGTCTGGCCCGAGGCGAATGTGCACACCGCCCTGACCGCCTATGAGCAAGTGGTCGTCGTTTTCGCCTGCATCAACTGGTTGGCCGACGCCGCCGCCACCGCCCGCGTCGCCGTTGTCGACGAACGCCAGGACGGAATTGAGCTGCCCGATCACCCACTCCGGCAACTGATGCGCCAGCCGAATCCGAGCATGAGCGAGGCCGAGTGGATCAATGCCAACGTCAAGATCGCCGCCGTCGCCGGCTTCTGTGTCAACGAAATCACGCGGGATGGCACCCGCCGCCCCACCGGGCTCTACCCGCTCCGTTCCGACTGGCTGCAACCAATCGCCCGCCGCGACGGTCGCGTCGACTGGGAGTACCGCGTGCCGGGCGACAGCGTCACTTACCACCTCCTGGCCGAAGACGTCCTCGCCTGGACGTTTCAGAGTGGGCCGCTGCTCGGCGCCGCCGGCATCAGTCCGATTGCCGCCGCCCGCCGCGAGATCGCGATCGAGAACGACGCCACGGGCTTTGTGAAATCGTTCTTCGACTCCGGCGCCATCCCCCAGATCGGGCTCGTCCCGGCCGAGGGGGCGGAACTCGATCAGGCCGAGGCCGACGTCCTGCGCGAGAAGTTCATGCAGTTCAGTGGGCAGCAGTGGGTGCCAATCGTGATGCAGGCGATCATCGACGTGAAGCGCCTCGGCTTCGACCTGAACGAGATGGCGTACAAAGATCTGCGGGCGCTGAGCAGCACGCAGATCGCGACCGCCTTCCGCGTGCCGCCGGTCATGCTCGGCACCCTGGTCGGCTTGGAGAACTCGCCCTGGAGCAAGTACGAGGAAGCCCGGCGCAGTTTCTACGAGGACACGATTACGCCGCTCTGGGCCCGACTCGACGGCGCCCTGACGCGCAGTCTGCTGCCGGAGTTCGAGACGAATCCGGCGATTAGCCTGGAGTTCGACACGAGCCGTGTCCCCGCCCTGGCCGACGACGATTCCGTCGACTGGGCCCATGCCACCATGCCCGGCGTGGCCGAGTTCGCCACGATCAACGAGCGCCGGGCGTTGGTCGGCCTGCCACCATTGACCGGCGGTGACGTCAGGATCCTCAGTATTGCCCAGATCGAAGTTCCAGCCGGCGACGAGCTGCTGCCGACGCGGAGCCGCCTGGTTGCGGGCGAATGGCGCGAGGTGACGCCGGCCTTGACCACCGGGATGGCCGCTGCGCAGGAAATCAGGGCGACCCACGCCGCGACGAACCGGACAACGATGCTGCGGTTAGCCGAACGCTTTGCGCCCGTCCTGGGCCGCTTCTGGCGGTCACAAGGCCAACGGCTGATGGAGCAGACCGGATTCCGGCAGGACGGAACGACGTTCGAGACGCGGGCGCTGGAGGAGATTGACTGGGCCGAAGAGGACCGACTGCTCGCCGAGGAGTTGAAGAAACTTGCCATCCAGGCGGCCGAGGGCGCGTTCGCGGCGGCCAGTGCGCAGTTGGACATTGCGATCAGTTTCGATCTCGCCAATCCGCAGCTCGGGCGGACGATGGAGCAACTCCTCACCCGGGCGTCAGGAATTAACGAGACGACGCGGCAGGCGATGGCCACCCTGATCACCGATAGTTTGAGCGAAGGGGTGACGTTGGCCGAATTGTCGAACCGCATCAGCAGCCAGTTCGACGACTTCGGCGAAGCGAGAGCGATGGTGGTGGCGCGTTCTGAGAGCCAAGTGTCATTCAACACCGCCTCGACGCTGGCGTACCGCGAGAGCGGCGTGGTGGATCGCGCCCAGCTCCATGACAACGCCGAACACGGCGGCTATGGCGGCGACGGTGACGGGCTGACCTGCGCCCAACGGAACGGCATGATCGTGCCGCTGTCTCAGGTGGACACGCATGTGATGGGGACGCACCCCTCGTGCATATTGGCCGTCTCGCCCGTGCTGACGAGTGATTTCGGCGCGGAGTGAGATGAGCGTGCAACCGGGCCGCCGGCCACCGCAACCGTCGCGTCCACCGCCACTGGTCGTCCATCTCTGTCCCTACTGCGGGCGTCTGCTGATCCGGGCGCAATTGCCGCCGGGGACCGAAGTCGAGGCGTTCTGTAAACGCTGCCGGACCCGGATCACGTTCGTTGTCCCCGTCCCGAAATGAGGCTGTGCTAGAATCCACCTGAACGAACACAGGAGCAGCGTCCCGATGCGGGCCATGAGACAGACGGCGCAACGTCGCCGCGAGGTCGATCATGGCCGATTTTGCGGTCGACGCAGCGCCCGAACTCCCCGTCACCGAACCTCATCTGCTCCCGGCGTGGTTCGCCCGGCGGCCGCCCAGTGCTGCCCTCGAATACCGCACGGCCCTGACCGAGCCGACGGCCGACGGCTTCACCGGTTACGCCAGTACGTTCATGGCGGCCGACGCCTATCTCTCCTGCTTCGCCCGTGGGTGTTTCAAGAAGAGCCTGAAGGACCGTGGCGAACGCCTGCCCGTGCTGTGGAACCATGACCCGGCGATTCCGATCGGACGCCATACGGCGATCCGCGAGGACCGCACCGGGCTCGCCGTCGAGGTCGCCCTGGTCGACGATGGCGCCGACGGCTCGACCACGCTCAAACGGCTGCGCGCCGGTGTGCCGCTCGGTCTGAGTTTCGGCTTCACCACGCTCAAGGACCGCAGTGCCGCCGACGAGGACGAGATCGACCTCAGTCAACTCGACAAAGACACGACGAAGGCCGACATCCGGGTGATCACCGAGGTCCGCCTCTGGGAGAGCTCGGTCGTGACGTTTCCGGCGAACGAGCAGGCCGTGATCACGGCGGTGCGCTCCCAACTCGACGATGACGCCCTCGCCGCCCTCCTCGCTGCCCTCGAGACCGGTGACGTTGACGAACGTCAGCGGTCCCTTGCCGCGGAGATCGCCGCCGCCTACGCCCTCCTCGCCGCGCCGGCTGAACACGCCACGCACGAGCCGGTCCCGGCGGACGACGAAGCGCGCCGGCACATCCTGGGCCTGGTGGCCCTCGCTCGATCGCAAGTCATCACCGCAGGAGGCATCGTATGAACCCATCACCGGCACTCGTGCAGTTACGCGAGCAGCAGGCGGCGCTCTCCACCCAGGTGGAGGCCCTCGTTCTGCAAGACAAACGCAGCGACGAGGACAACAGCAAACTCGATCAGCTCATCGCCGAACTGAACGAGGTCGGGCCGAAACTGGCCCGCGAGATCAGCATCGACGAAACGCGCCGCGCCATCGCCGACACGGTGATCATCCGCGACGAACGGACCGTTCCGGCGAACGGTCAGGCCGATGTCGACCCCGCCTCGGGCAAACCGCCCGACCGGCGGCCGCTCTCCGACCGCTTCGCCGCGAGTGACGAGCTCAAGGAGTACCGCGCCCGGCCCAGCGGCAAGAGCGCGCCCTTTACGATCGGCAGTTTCTTTCGCACCCGGACGGAGTCCGAACAGCGGGCCTTGATCCACGGCGTCGGCGGCAGCGAACGGGTGGACGCGATCTCGGGCGGCACGCCCCTGATGGCGAATCCGCTGCGGAGCGTGCTCAACGTTGGCACGACCGATCAATCGGCGATCAACTACGTGCGGGAAGTCAGCTTTACCAATAACGCCGCCGCCGTGGCCGAGGCGACCACGGTCAGCACCGGAGCCAAACCCGAAAGCGCCAAAGTCTTCGAGAACGTGGTCGCGCCGGTGGTGACGATTGCCCATTGGATTCCGATCACGCGGCAATCGCTCGACGATAACGGCCAGATGCGGGCCTTCCTCGAAGGCAACCTGCTCAACGGGCTGGTCGAAGAAGAGATCGACCAGGTGGTGGCCGGCGACGGCACCTCGCCCAATATGAGCGGCATCCTCGACCAGACCGGCATCCTGGTCCTCGACGCCACCTATTTCACGGCCAATCCGGTGCCGGGTGTTGGCACCGCCGCCGAGAACTTCAACCGGATCAACGCGGCCAAAGGCGCGATCTACGCCGCCTCGAAAACGCGGGCGACCTTCGTCGCGCTGAACCCGGCCGACTGGGTCCTGTTCAGTGGCGCGGTGATGGACACCGGCGCGTTCTATGGGCTGGGCCCGTACGGCGCGGCCGATCCCGCCCGCCTCTGGGGCTTGACCGTGGTTGAGGCGAATGCCGTCACCGCGGGCACGGCCCTCGTCGGCGCTGGCAGCCAGGCGACGATTCTCGACCGCATGGCCGGCACGATCTTCGTCGCCGACCAGCACAGTGATTTCTTCATTCGCAACATCTTCGTGTTTCTTGCTGAGGAACGAATCGCACTTGCGGTTCATAAAGCAAACGCATTTGCCAATGTGACTTTGGCGTGATCGGAGACCTGACATGGCCAGAGCCGAAACGGATGGCGTGATCGACATCGGCGGGTTTCCGCGCCGAGTACGCAAAGGGGACGAGCTCCCCGAGGGCGCGACCATGCGCCCGGTGGATGCGCCGAAGAAGATCGGGCAACCCGAAGCCAAGCCTGAACCGGAACCCGCGGAGAAATCCGCCAAGCCTGAACCGGAACCCGCGGAGAAATCCGCCAAGTCGAGACCGTGAACACCCGCATCAAGCAACCGGGCAGCCCCGAAGCCACCTTGGAGGAGGCCGGGCTGGCCCAACGCACGCCGCAACCGCGGCATCTGGTGACCATCCTGCCGGCCAATCCCCGATTGAGCCTGGTCCGCGCCTTTGGAGCAATCATGCCTGACGATGACAAGACGATCCTTCCGCCCGCCGAGGACGAGGAAGACGAGACTGAGGACGAACCGACTGCGGATGAGGAGGAGACGCCGCCGGCTGATGCCGAGGCGGGTGAAACCGATCCCGCCGCCGCCGAGGAAGCGCGCAAGCTCTCGGCTGCGCCTGAGAATCGCACGGTGACCCCAGACGAGACCCGGTCATGAGCGCGTACGCTGACATTGCCCGCGTCAAGACGATCCTCGACGCCGAGGTCGAGCCCGACCTGACGACGTTCGATGCGCTCAACGCCACGGCCAGCGCCGAGCTTGACGCCGCCTGCCGCGTGAGCGGATTTGGCACGGAGCCGGAACCGCGAACGCTGACCTTCTGTCCCTGTCGTGGCAGCGGTCCCGTCGTGCTCGATCCGCCGGCGCTCACCGTGAGCGCAGTTGACGATAACGGCACGACCGTGGCCGCCGAGGACTACCGGCTGGTGTGGCCCACGTATGACCGGTACTGGGGGCTCGTGCGGGCCGGATGGACCTATCCCTCGGGTTTCAGCGGACCCGTTGCGGTGACCGGCGCCTTCGCCGATCTGCCGCCGGGTCCGGTCCCGCCCGAGATCGTCGAGGCTGCCAGCGTCCTCGTCGCCGGCTATCTCCGGCGTGATCGCACGCCGGCCGGCGAGGTCAGTGGCCCGGAAGGGTTGACGTTTCGCCCGAGTAATCCCTGGTCCGACGAGCGGGTGAAGCGGGCCGTTGCCCGCTACCGCCTGCCGCCGCTGCCCGTGTAAGTCATGGACGGCATCCGCGTCACCGTCGATATGCGGGATGTGCACGCCCTGGCGGCGCGCTTCCCGCAGCTTCTGCCGGCCCTGGAGCAGGGCACGGAGCGGGTCGTTCGCCGGGCGGTGCTGGAAGGGGAGCACCGCGCCAAGAGCAAGGTCGCGGTCGATACCGGCCACTACCGGCGCTCCATCACCAGCGACGTCCAGACCGGGCCGCGCACGGTGACGGGCCGCTTTGGCAGCAATGTGCCCTACGCCCCGGTCCGCGAGTTCGGGCGCCGGGCCGGGGCGCGGATGCCGCCGCCCGGCGTCCTCCGCGGCTGGATGCGACGGCACGGCATCCCGTTCGAATTGGAATTCATCATGCGCCGCCGGATCGCCCGCCGGGGCATCCGTGGTGAACGCGTCTTGACGCAAACCCTCGCCGAGCTGCGGCCGGTGCTGGCGCGGGAAGTCGTCGGCTTGAAGGGCGCGATCATCGCCGCGCTCAGAGGCCGGCCATGACCACCCTCGCGGCTACCTGTGACGCCGTGACGGCGTTACTGCTGCCGCTCGTCGCCGACGGCACCTTGAAACGGGTGCGGACCGGGATCGCCGAGCAGACCGAGGAGTTCCCGGCGGCCGAGGTCCGCTTCGGCCTGGCCAGTTTCACCCGTGATCACGACGCCCTGGGCTTGGAGCGCTACCGCGTCAGGAACGGCGCCGTGCGCCTCTATGTCAACCGCGGCATGCGGCTCGACGATGCGGTGCGCGCCCTGATCCCGTTGATCGACGCCGTCGATGCCGCCTTCCGGGCCGACCCGCGCTTAGGCGGATTGGCCGATCGCTTCGACATGACCGGGCACGGCGGCCCACCGGCGATGGATGAGGAGATCGGGGCGTTGTTCGTCGACGTTGGCTGGACGGCGGAAGAACGCGATCCCGACACGTATGTGCAGGATTGGTAGGAGGAAACGTATGGCAGGCAAAGCAAAGGAACCCACGGACGCCGAATTGGCGAAGCTCGATCAGGAGTACGCCGAGACCGGCGTCGCGCCGGAGGGCTGGGTGCTCGATGTGGTCGCGGAGTCGCGCGGCGGCTCCCGCTGGCGCAAGGCGGATGCGGAACCGGCCGCGCCGCCTGAGGATGACGGTGACGACGAGTAACGGCCATAAGCCGCCCGTCCGGGTGCGCTATGTCGGCGCGCGTGATCCGCTCGTGATCGATGGGGAGCGGGTGCGGGCCGCGATCGCCGCCGGGCGGATGGGCATGGCCGATGTCGAGGCGTTCAATGCCCGGCGGTTGGGCGGACCGAAACCGGGCGGTGGGCATTATCCGGTGACCGCCGCCATTCCCGGCGTCACCACCCGCATCCTCGGCCCGGCTGAGGGCTTGTCGCGGACCTATATCTGGGGCCCGGCGCCGTGGGACTTCGTGCAAGCAGTCGAAAACGATGACTGGCTCGTGATCCAAGGATTGCCGGAAGCGGCGCATTTTACGGAGGACTAGGTCATGGCTTTGCAACTGCCACGCGGACTGTACCGGGTGGATTTCGCGCTCCTCGATGTCAGCACCAGCCAGCCGGGCACGCCGATTCTGTCGACGCGGCCGCGGCGGGTGGCGATGACCTATCAGGCCGATACCTTCGACATCGAGGGCGGCGACGTCCAGCTCGAACAAGGCGAGAACAACGAACGGTACGAACTGGAGTTCGAAACCGCCGGTCTGGAGATCGCCTTCATGGGCGCCCTGATCGGGAGCACGCCGGCCACGACCGGGACCGGCGCGACGTTGGTCACCCGATTGACCAAGAATCTCAATGCGAACCAGCGCTCCTATGGCCGCCTGCGGGCGCAGCAACGGGACAAATCGGGCGGGCATACGACCTATATCTTCCCGCGGGTGGCGGCGTCGTCCGAGCCCACGATCACGGCCAATCAGGGCGAGTACGCGACGCCGACGATGGCGCTCGTCGCCTATGCCGCGACCGTGGCCCAAACCGGGCCGCCGGTCTTTGCCGTGGGTGACCTCTACACGATCGAAGAGGCCGCGACCTACGCGGCATTGGCGTGATGGCAACCAAGGCCAACGGGCAGGCGCCGGTCTCCCGCGCCAGTGCCATCCGGGCGGCCCGGCAGGCGAGCCAGGCCGCCGCGGAAATCGTCTTTCCCTTGCCCGCAACCGGCGGCGAGGCGCTGGTGCGGCGGTTGGACTTGCTCGAACTGATCGCCCTTGACGCCATCCCGGCGGGGCTGCAAAGCGTCGTGAATGACATGCTGTCGACGCAGATTGGCGGCGGCGGCGAGGCACCCGTGCTGGACGATGTGCTGGCGGCGGCGGGGGGACCGCTGGCGGCATTACGGCAACAGCAACAACTCGCCGACGCCGCCTGTCTGGCCGGGTTTCTCGATCCACGCTTGGTGGCGACGCCCGCTGACGTAACGGACGGTGAGCACGAACTGGCGCTGGAGGAGATCGCGCGGGCTGACCGTCTGGCCTACTGGACGTGGTGCCAGGGCGGGGAGGAGGCGGCCGCGTTGGCCCCGGCCTTTCCAGAACCGGCCGCTGCTGCTGTTGCTGGACCGGCTGGGGGAACGCTACGGAGTGAGCCCGTGGGCGTACCTGACGAGCCCGCCGTTGCGGTTCGACGCTGACGCCGCTGTGCTCGCGTTTAGCCTGACGTACGAGGCGGAGATGGCGCGGTTGCCGGGTGACGCCAGTGAGCTCACGCGGCAGGCCAAACACCGCGAACTGCTCGGGCTCGATGAGCGGGAGACGGTTGAGCCGAGTGAACGGCCGGTGGTTGATGTCTTGGCGTTGATTGGGAAACCGGCATGAGCATCGGCGGCGCCGATTTAAACGTCCAGGGCAAGATCACGATCGATCTGGTGGCCCATGGCCTTGAGGCGGCGGGGCAATCGCTGAAGACGATCCAGGCCCAGGCAGAAAAGGCCGGCTCGTCGCTACGCGGCCTCGGCGACAGTTTCACCGCCGTCGGGGCGCGGATGCGTGGGGCCGGGCAATCGCTCAGTCTCGGGGTGAGCACGCCCCTGCTCGGGCTGGGGGCGCTCGCGGTGACGGCCGCGAGCGATCTCAATGAAGCGGTCAACCTCACCGAAAAGATTTTCGGCAGCGCCGGCAAAACGGTGGTCGACTGGAGCACCACCACCGCCGATGCGATGGGCATCGCGCAGAGCGCGGCGCTGGAGGCCGCCGCCAACTTCGGCGGCCTCTTCCAGAAGGCGGGGCAGAGTTCCGATCAGGCGGCGGGCTTAAGCGAGCAGATCATCGGGCTCGGGGCCGATCTCGCGTCGGCCTTCAACACCGACCCCGCGCAGGCCCTCGACGCCCTGCGCTCGGCGCTCATTGGGGAAAGCGAGCCGATTCGGGCCTACAACGTCTTATTGACCGAGCAGGCGGTCGCCCAAGAAGCGGTCCGGCTCGGCCTTGCCGCCAGCACGAGCGAGGTCAGCGAGCAGGCGAAGGTGATGGCCCGCTGGTCCTTGATCCAGCAGCAGACGACTGCCGTTTCCGGCGACTTCACCGATACCCAGGATGGGCTCGCCAACGCCACCCGTCGCCTCAAAGCCCAACTGCTCGACACCGCCGCCGTCATGGGGCAGGAGCTGTTGCCCTTTGTCCTGCGGGCAACGGCAGGCCTGAAAGGCTTGTTGGCCCGGTTTCGCGACTTCAGCCCGCAGCTGCGGCGCTGGGTGGTGGTCGTCCTCGCCGCCGCCGCCGCGCTGGGCCCGGTGCTGGTCGCGCTCGGCTTCGTCGCCCAGGCGCTCGGGGCGCTGGCTCCGGTCTTCGCCCTGCTCCTCGGTCCGATCGGGCTCGTCATTGCCGCCCTGGTCCTGCTCGGCATCGCGTACCGCGCCAATATCCTCGGCTTCGGTGACGCTATCCGTGGACTCGGCGAACTCTTCCGCGTCTTCGTGCGCTACATCAAAGCCGTCAATAGTGACGGCGACATCATGAACGATTGGCTCAGTCATCTGCCCGGCCCGTTGCAGGCGGTGGCCCGGCTCTTTGGCCGGCTCTTGAACGCGATCAAGAAGATCGGCGGCGGCTTCGTCGAGATGATCCGGGCGTTGCTCAAAGGTGACTTAGACCGCGCCTTCCGCAAGCTTCGCAAAACGATCGCCGGGGTCGGGGATTTCCTCGCGGCGCCGCTCAAGGCCATCGGCGAGTTCCTGAAGTCCATCACCACCGGCTTCCGCCCGCTCGATCGCCTGGTGCACACGCTCGGCAGCTTATGGATTGACTTCGGGCGGTTGATCCAGGAAGTCTTCCAGGGGGATTTCTCGGGGGCGCTGACGGTCGGGGAGCGCATCCTCGGGCGCTTCAAAGATGTTGCCGTCGCCGCCTTCGGCCTGATCCAGGCGGTGGTCGTGCAGTTTGTGAGCCGCGCCTTCGACTGGCTCAAAGGGGCCGGGGTGTCGATGCTCGCCGGATTCCTCCAGGGCGCGATCGACAAGCTGCCTGATCTCCTTGATTGGTTCGCCGGGCTGGCGACCACGATCTGGGACACGGTGACGCGCGCAGTCGGGGACATCGACTGGGGAACGATCTGGGACACGGTCGTCACCGAACTCCAGGCCGCGGCGAAGGAAGCCGGGATCATGCTCGATTTGGTCGTCACCATCGGCACACTCACCTGGGCCGGGATCACCGATCTCTGGTCGTGGGTGAAACGGCAACTGGCCGGCGGCTCGATTAGTCAAGACCCGGCGAGCCCGATGTTCGGTCAGCAGCAGGAACTCGACCTCGGCGATGTCGCGGTCGTGGTCTCCGGCGTGATCGTCGAACTGGCGGCGGGGACGAAGGATGCCGCCGCCAATGCGATCAAGGCCGCGCTCGGCACCATCGTGGTCGAGCCCGACTGGAAAATGCAACTCGGGATTCCCACCGATGTTGATTTCAGCGCCGAGTGGGCCTCGGCCGATCAGCGGGCGAAGACCGTCGAGCACTTCCTGCGTGACAAAATTGTGCCCCATCTCTCGTGGAGCATGATCCTGCGCGCCCCGGAAATCCTCGATCCGATCAAGACGGCCAATCTGGTGTTTGCGGCCGTTGAGGGGTGGGTGGCGCTCTATGTCGTTGGCCACATTCCGGGGGTCAACCTGATCATCCCGACGACGATCGACTTCACGTTGACCGCCGTCCAGATCGCGATCGACGGACTGGGCGCGGCCCTGCAAAAGGGCA